TGTAATTATGAATGTATCAATAATATTAGATGGGGCAGGGTCAACAAGATGTAAGCGTGGGGTTGTATAGAACCATGCAAAGTTTAGTGGATATCTACCATGTTCACGTTTCCACAATTCATCACCAGCTATATCCGAAACCCGCCAGTTGCTTTTACTTGTGTCTGAATCGGTCATAGGTGTCCAACTATCGGTTGTTGATGTACGATTGAAATATACAAATTGTTTGGCGATGACTTGTATGTCGGGCGCTGGCGAGCCGGGTGCAGTATTAAGTAATATTGAAGTTCTTATGTCGCCTGTGCCGTTTTCTTGGTATGTCATAGCCGCAGGAGTTCCAGAATCATCAAATGTCCATTCTGTACTAGTGACACCTTCCGTGACAATAACCGTAAGACTTTCGGCAGCGTACCCTGCAATATAATACATATTTGGAATTGATGTACTAAATGTCACGGTAGTGGAAGTATGTGCCGCGAAGTTTTCAACTGCGTGCAGCAAATCCAGCTGTGTCACTGTGTCAAGTTGTCTGGAATGCCATCGTCTGTTACGTCTGTAGGGATAACAGATAATTTATTATCGTCAGGTAAGCCAGCGTTTGGTAAATTTTGTTCGACCAATTCTTGACCCAATACATTATAATTACTATTGGATGTAAATATTGTATCGCCTGTTCCGTTTGTGTTTGCTGCCAATACTACAATATTATCGTCGTTGGAACTTAATGTATCAAAATTTATTACGGAGGCAGTGGTGTTTGTATTTCTAAATTTTGTCGTTTCTGATTGGGCACTCATGCGCTTGGTGCTCCAGTTTACTGACCAACCAGATAGAATACTTGCTGTAAATTCTGCTTCTACGCGAATCATGAAACGCGAATCAGGGAAGTCGGCTTCTGTTGTCCATTCATCAAACGCAGGACTACCGGCACCTGCTTGTGCAGAGAAGTATAGGTCAACAACAGGGGTGGACGCGGTTGATGCTTGAGTTAATGCGGCGGTAATGTCAGTAGTTTCATCCGCAGTAAAGAAGCACCGTATTTCGGATATTGCTCTTCCTGCATTAAGGAATTCTTCTACCATTATATTATAGAAATCTGCACTACATAATAGTGGTTCAATCAAATTTGTTAATAATTCATTTGGGTTTAAGAATGTTGCTGTTGTTGCAAGCGCTCCATTTATTGGGTCTTTTTCAGTCCAATACAAAGCAAGGTCTTCACCGAAGATTTTTACATCTTCATAATATTCTTTAGGGTCGTGCCATGCAATATACTTAGAATCACCAGCAAACGTTCTATTAACTGAACGAAGCTTAAGAATGGATGGGTCTTTAAGCATGAATGAGTTATAGTCACGACCATTAACCATTCTATCTTGTGTGTAGTAAACACCGGGCGCTACGCGGCGGATGTGTTCGATGTCTTCCGAGACTGAGCCATTCTGTAAAGAACTAATCAAGGAATACGTGAATGTAATCGTTTGTACGGTGTTTGTCAAGTCAAGGTACGTAAATGTTGCAGGCTTATCTATTACGGATGTCTTCTGAATTAGCGTGTCACTGTTAGCGGATACGCGGTACCAAACATCAAACGCACCAGAAGGTATTTCGGCGAATTCGCCATCACCAAAAACTATTTTAATTTGGTCATTGTCTAATGCTTCAAGCTCATACTTTTGACGATTTAAATCGGTGTTGAAAATAATATTCTGACCGTTCGCCAAATCTACTTCAAACCATTCACCATACCGTGTTGCGCCGTCGGAAAGGTGTGGTAGGATTTCTGCAACAGGGTCAGTGATTAATACTTCACGAGTAGATGGGTTTACATTATTTAACCATACATCAGTTTCGTTTATGTTATTTGTTTCAATGTCGAGTGTTTGATTCGGTGTAATACCATCAAAGTTGTGTTCATCTATTTGTAAAGTACCTTGTTTTGTAAAACAGAAGAAACCTGTAGTGTCAGAAGAATCGCCAAGACCGTCACTACCATATAATAATGAAAATTTAGCGTTTCGCTCTGGGCGTTTTTCGACAGGGGATTCGGATGTTAATTCAACTGGTACCAATTCCATAGGGAATGATTGTCCAGCGGACGATGATGAATAAGTAAATGCGGTTACACCACTTGATTTTAATGATTGATTGTTCCATGTATAAAGTTCAAATAATACATCTTCTATTTGAACGCGTTCATTTGGTCCAACACTACCAAAATCTTGCGAGAGAACACGATTCATTATCAATAAAAATTGTTCTTTCCAATCAGAATTATTTAAATCATTCCATACAACTTTGCGATTTGCAAGGTTTCTCCCTTGTGAATCAATTACTTGTTCGGTGGTTTGTATTGATGATATTTTAACTAAACCACGGGCTGGAAGGTTTCGTGATGCCTTGTATGATATTAATTTGGCAAGTCGTAAAATTGATTCTTTACGTTGGGCAGTAGATATAAAATTTTCATGTGCGTTTAAATCGATACGGTATGCAAGTAATTCACCAACGTATGCGAAGATTTCAAGAATAGCGATAAATTCACTAGATTCGATGTAATCGTTGAAATCTTCTGGAAAATACAATTTAACGTAATCAAGAAGACTTTCTTTAATTGTATTATAATCGAATGAATTGAAGTTAACTTGCGTAAACGCTTCGTGTACAACTTCCCATGCTTCGGCTCTTGCTATTTGGTTTGCCATTTTAATCCTCAAATTGGATGTTTAAATTAAAATCATCCACAGTATCTAGTTCTAAGTAATACAGCGTGGCTTCCACCACTACTGAATTTATATCATAATCTGGTACAACAACTAACCTAATTATTTCCACGCGCGGGTCATAATCCAAGACAGTCTTGACTTGTTCATATAGTTCATCCAATGTATCACCATCCATTGGTTCAAATACCAATTCTCTGATTGTGGTACCAAAATTTGGCATCATAATACGCTCACCGCGCTGCGTAAACATATGATTTAAAAGGTCGAGTTTAACCAATTCTACATCACGCAGGGCAAGCGTCTTATTTTTTTCAAATTCAAATGACGAATATCCCTTATAAATGTTTTGTCGTGGCATAGTATATTTCCAATATTATCTTATATTTATCCTAAACGCAGTATGTATTTTAGCGGTGCCAAAGCTTATTTCTTGTTAGCGGTTCGCCGTTTTCTACACGACCGACGTTATCATCATCATACCCAAATTCTGGTTCACCATCAACTAACATAGTTCTTGCCCATGGTTCGTGGTCTGGTTTACGCGAAACGCCTGTGGCATCGTCACCTGTAGTTGCTGCGGTGGCAGGAGGACCATTCAAGTGGACTTCCGCACCAGTGTTTAATATATTACCACCTGCCAAGAGATTAAGTACCGCACCAGCAGTTAATAATATATCGGCACTAGAAGTCAGATTAAGAGCTGTACCTGACATAAGCACATCACCTGTGGCGTTAACAGTCACATCTCCCGTGGACTTAACTTTGATATCTTCTGCGGTCATTTGTATATTTTTTGCTGTGATGTTAAAGTTTTCACCAGCAGTATAATTGATATCCTTCTTAGCATGCACCGAAATGCTTCTTTCGCCGTAGATGTCAATGTTACCCACTTCGTCCATTTCTATCCAAGTCTTACCTCCAGCCGTGCTAATGTATATTCTTTCATTAGTATCATCCATTATAATCTGATGACCGTGGGTAGTTCTAAATCTTATACGGCAATTTTCTGCATTATCTTGCATAGATAAACTATGAAAGCCGGGTGTTGTCCAAGAATATGTTTGTGGGTCATACACGACATCGTCGGTAACAGCATCTACAAGTTTACCTGCGATTCTACTTTCATGGTACCCTTGGGTGTTTAAATATTCACCGCCAGCAACGTTAGTACCATAGGGAACATCGACATCATCTGAAAGTTTCGATATTGTCGATTCCTTAATATTGACAAATTCGCGATTCAAACCCGCAACGGAAACATCAGCAGCACGAGTTCTAAATTCAAAAGATTTTCTTGCTTCCGCAGACCCACCACTAAATGCTTCCGTTTGACTATCGTATAATGGTTGTATTTTATCTTCACTTGACGAAAATGGACCTTCAGGTGTATTTTCGGTTCGATAACTATATCTTCCGTGCGGGAGTGTATGGTTCATGAATTGGTCATGAACACAACCCAACCAGATTCTAAATTTGGGGTCGGCGTCGATACATGCAATTAATACACTACTACCAATCTTAGGAATATTGAACATACCATAGGCAACTTGTCCTGCGGTTTGGTCACCACCCCTACCCCGTTCAGGTGAAAAGGTAGTGCCTGCCAATGGTGATACATACGTCGCCCATGGTATATCTGATATAGGGTCATTTTCTAAATCCCCAAAAAATGGACAAGCCACGCGAATCCGCCCCATTTGTTGTGGGTCATTAGTATCAACAACTTCACCAATAGTAATTTCTTTAAATTCGGTGCTGATGCTTCTATTTTTTATTATATCGTGTAATGCGCCTTTTCTTGCCATTCCATTTTCCTTTAAACTGCTTTAAACTGATTAGTGAAGTCTAATGCAGCGTCTATAACTACGTCGCGTTGAGATTCTGGTGTTATGGTACCTGTATCGATTGTGGAACCGCCTGTACCCTTTTTTGGAAATACAGAAACAATAGTTTCCACTATTGTTTCTTCAACGTCGGTTATTTCCTGTGTCTGGTCGGTTATTGGAATACTATACATTCCTAATTCTTGTGTAAATATGCCATCAGTAAATATGTTTTCGACCACTTGTAAATTGTACCAACCAGTATACCAAAAGGTTTCATATTCGGTATTGACATCGTTTGCATCTACAGGCATTTTAATATTTACTTTTACTAATGTGGGTGTTGACATCCATTGCGGATTAATTGTTTTATCTGCTTCGGGGTCTTCCGTTTGTGCAATTCGTTGTGCTATTTCGCTTGGCAAAATGGTCATTTCATCGAGAAGTTGTGGATTACCATAAATCACCATACTGGCGCTTATATTTTCAAGGGAGGCGTGTCTATCTAATAACGCCTGAAATCCAGCGGTATCTATTGGTCTGGTAGTATTCCGCATCATTGGATTAGTTATCGTGGTACCCAAAAATAATGGGGTACTTTTACGTGTACGTTTACCCGTACTACCAACAGATTTAGTACCGCCAACGTTAACTGTTTTTGATTTGTTGCCTGCCATGGCGGTTTTTTGGTCTGGTATATTGTTGGTGGTTGCTGCCATTTGAAAAAACGCCAAACCCATTTCCATTTTAATATCGAAGTCTTTGATGTCAACGTTTTTGCCAGTGAAAATATAATCAAATTCGATTGATTGTCCGGGTAATGGTATAATTACACCATTGTTTGCTTGTTGGGCAAAGGCATCTTCTGCTTGTACATATCGCTTAATATGATACTCAATTATATATTCAAATGGTGTAGACTTAATAACAGATATAACTTTAAATAAATATTTAATTGGTTTTTTGTTGGTTTTGTTTACTGGTGTACCTTTACCTTTTGAGTCATCTAAGACGCCAGCGCAACCCCACACTATTTCATTAAGGATGGTTTCTACACTAACATCATTACCATAGTTTACAGTCGGAAGAGTGACACCATTCATATTTCTAACATGTGTAATATCACCTGCTTTGTAGCGGGTTTCATCTTCATAAATCTCATCTAAAATGATTCGATATTTAACATCGCGATAATTTTCTTCTAAAAATTCATTGGCGGCAATGTCACCTTCGGTGGCGTTCAGTTCAGTAAATGTCGCTGCGAAATCGTTTTTTGCCTTTTCTTTAAAAGATGCATATTTGTTATTGACGTTTATCTCTAACAATTCCATTGTTTTCTTTAAAGAAGTTGTATCTAACGTTACTGATATTCCTTCAAAGATTTTTTGTGGCTGTGGCAACCTACCTGCGCCATTTGTTAATCCAACAAATTCCAATTTGTATTTTGCGCCAGAACTTTGAAATACTGCGGAGATATCTAAGGGGACAAACATTAATGGTCGTACTGTCGATATAAGTTCGGTAAGACCGTTTGCGTTTCTACCAACGAATATAGTTTTTAATAAAAATACTAAACCAACAGGGTCAGAATCTAATTCATCTGATATATCAGTTAATCTATTTAAAAAAGAAGCACCCATTGACTCCACAATTTCAATTTCACCATCAAGGGACATGGTTGTTGATTGTGGTGTATTGCCTTTACCAATCTCTGGGTCGGCGGCGATATAATTTGTCCACTTAACATCAGTTATAAAAAATCGTGAGTCTGTCATCCCATCTATTAATGTGACATACTTTTCACCCGTTTTGCCGATTTCACGCGCTTTATATCTACGGCTGGGTTCTGAAGGATGTTGAAGGTTAGTAATACCTTCAATATTAGCCACCGATTCGGCCGCTGTTGTACTATTACATACCAGTAGAATATGGTGATATGCGTAAGTATCGAACTTTCCAAGTATGTTTTGTGGTTTTGACATATGTTACCGTTATTTTTTAATGCCACCAGTAGGGGCTGTTATAATATCTAATATGAGTCTTTGTTGTGAAGGTAAGAATAATTCGGCACCTACTATCAATTCTGTTTCGACATCTACTATGTTATTGTATTCCAATACTAACCAACCATATATGGCTTTACCATATATAAACTGTGATATAGCATCTGGACGTTTAGCTTCTGCGGCGGTGACTATAAATCGTATATCATCGTCTTGTCGTTCAAAAACCCGACGTTCCCACCAACCTGTCCTATTATTATATATTTCCGTTTCGCCGCCCTGTACGTATCGCGAATTGCGATTATCTGTAGATTTCGTGTTAATATCATCTATAGTTAGTGCCATAATTAAAATCCTGTCAATGTTCCACTTTTGAAGTTATCTAAACTAAATGCTTCATATGCATTTGGTGAATGTGTTTCTATGAGTTGAAGGTCTAAGTTCATGATAATTGGCATAGGTACACCCTTTGAGGTGGTTATGTAATCAACATCATTTGGATATGGAATAGTTAGCTGCTGAATGACTACAGGAACTTTATTAATATGTTGCGCAATAACCCAATCTCTTGTTCCGGGTTTTCCTGTGGTAGCATCACTTCCAACATTATGCGAATAAACGGATAGGTACAACACCTCTGGTGGTGCGCCCAGTAATTCTGTTCCAAAAATGCTAGTGGCGGATTCTTCGCCAAGCCTATCTATAGCCTCTGTGCGGGTCTCGGTACCAATTTCCCGCTTAAGTCGCTGATATTTATTTAACGTTGAGCTGTTACCAAACCGTGGTGTTGTCCACCCACGAAGCCGCCATAATATTTTTAAATTATCATCAGCTTCTTGTTGTGTGCGTGAAATCAATTTCAAATCAGATATACTAAAACTACGCGAACTTGTATTTTTATATACTTGTATTTGACCGGGTGCGTGCAAAGGCTCAAGGGCGCTGTAATTAACGTTTCTGTTTTCTGTTACCTGTGGCGACGCCCTGAAGGTTACGCGCAACCCATTACCAGCTGCTTGCAATTTAACCTTATTATTACTATTCTCTGCCATTTGTTACCTCTTCATTATTAATAGGTATTTATCATTGTTGACAACACTAAATTAATGATATATAATAGTGTAACTGGAGAAAATAATAATGGCAGAAGAACAAGAAAATAAGCCAGCAAAAAAGAAGAACTATTTAAATAATAAAGACTTATTTGCAGAAGTAGTAAAAAGTAGAGAAGCGGGAATTATGTCAGACAAGTTAGCACGTATGCTACAAATGCTGACAGAACGCTACGGCAGGTCTGGAAGGTACATTGGCTATACCTACAACGAAGACATGCAGGCATACGCAATGATGATGTTATGTAGGACGTGGATTAAATTCGACCCCGACAGATTCACCAATGCTTTTGCTTATTACACAACATGTGTCCACAATTCATTCAATCAGTTTCTGAACAAAGAAAAGGCGCAGCGCGATGTACGCGACGAATTGCTACTGAAACAGGGGCTGAACCCATCGCACACTTACATGAACGACCATTCAAAAGAACTACACCACGTTCACGACGAAGAAGACCATGGTCAAACTGTAACCGATGCACAGAAGTTAGTTGAGTTGACTGGTGGCGATGCTAAGTAAATACGTAAAGGAAATTCGGCACAGAATCCGAAAAAAGAAATTCCTAAAGGAAATCAGAATTAGTCATGAGTGTGGTGTTATGAGTGATTGGCTTGCCGAAAAGTTCATAACAATGACTGACAAGATTGGTAATGGTCATAGGTATGCCGAATATTCTTACTTAGAAGACATGAAGGCGCATGCTGTGTTGCAGTTAATGAAATCATGGACGAAGTTTAATCCTGACAAGTGTGACAACGCGAATGCATACTTTACAACCGTTATCCATTGTGCTTTTTCGTATTACCTTAACAAAGAAAATAGGGAGCGGCGTATCAAAACGGAATTGCAGAATATGGTTGACGACGAGCAACACTTCTGATATAATGCCAATATAACAATAATAAGAGAATCCGTATGGGTACCACCAAATTAATGAAAGGTGCGTACTTCACCGACCTCCACGTTGGCGCCAAGTCAAATTCCGAGCAGCACAACCAAGACTGTATGGAATATATTGACTGGTTTTGTGACAACGTCAAAAAAGAAGGCGATGTAGATTACATCTGCTTTGTAGGGGATTGGCACGAAGTTCGCAGCACCATCAACATCTTCACATTAAAACATTCCTACGAAATTGCAAAGAAAGTCAACGACTTAGGTCTACCTGTCTATTTTGTAATAGGCAACCACGACTTATATCATCGCAGCAACCGTGACGTTTATTCTGTCCATCCGTTCCGCGAATTCGATAATTTCATTATGATTGACGAACCAACCGTGTTTGATAACATCGGTGATGGTGTCTTAATGTGTCCTTATCTATTCCATGAAGA